CGGCACGTGAAGTGCTTAACTCGCAAAGAAACCTCGAAGGAGGCTGTCTAGCAGAATTCTTGTATAAGATTCTGCACCATGACACTTTCTTCCACTTTTGGGTATGCTGGTACCTTTCGGTTCCACTGGCAATCCATTTGTAGGTGCTGTTCGTTCTCGACAGCTCGGTCTCTTTTGAACACTCTCTCCTTTCGTAACTCCTCCTGCTTCTCTCCTCTTCCATTGTCTGTTCACTCTCTTCCTCTAGACGTGTATAACGTCTATGTCATCAGTTCCATAGTATTCTTCGTAATCTCCCCATGCGATTCCTTTATCCGTAGGTATTAACACATACTCAACAGTTTGTTGCCAACGCAGTCTGTCGAACAGGTCTACTTGATTAAGTAGTTCCTCTATCGTCCCGTTGTGCACTCTAGGAGGTTTACAACTTCTAAAAATCTGTCGTTTCTCTAACGACTCCATAGATATTGCCTTTGGCATTCTATTGGCCCATCTTCGGGGATTATAGATTGTTTTATTCTTCCTGATTGCGTAGTTCACTCGTTTCTCTTGCCTTTCTTCGGCATCCATGTCGAAGAGATCCGCGAGTCGGACATTTGAGTCGAACAGCAGTCCAACTGATTTGTATGCGATATATGCCTCATATTCTTCCACACCTTGACAAGTTTCTCCCACGATTAATGGCTCACGGGACCGCCTCTCGGCGATTCTTCGTATCTGCCAGGTTGCCACTGTGGCACCTATATCTAGTGGTTGATCTTCCGGTCTCTTCTCCCAGAGAATGCCTCCGGCTATTCTTAGATCAAGATCTGAGGGGGTGCATCTTTTTACACCCGGATAGAATATACCTGCCCCACCTAACCAGGTAGGCAGATGGAATGGTAGACCCATTGCCTTTAGAATGTGTGCCTGCTTGCTGATGAAGATATCGGCTAGCTCCTCCCTTAATTCTATTGGGCCTTGTCGCAATAGGTCTCTGAATCTCATGTGTGGCATCTCTCTGGTGCTTGATGTATTTGTGAAACTCTCACCGCTCCCGGAACGCTTTAGGCCCTTAAGCAATCCGAAGTTCACGAATTTTGCTTCTATTAACTTATTCTCTTCTAAGTAAAACAAAGTTGAGTTTATTTGTAGAAATAGACGTGAGACAAACGTTTTTCCGATGGACTCTTTGAGTCCTACGAACGCTGTGCATTCTGACCATATCTTATAGATATCGGTAATGCCGCGAATCACGATGTCATCTCCGTTTATAAGCATCGGTATATCCTTTAGAAGGTAATATCGATTGTACGCTCGCTCGTATGCGTACCGTGAAAGTGCAGCGTTTATCAAGCACAATACTGGAAATGAGGTGACAGATCCCATCAACTGGCCTCGAGTTTGTTGCTTGACTTCTCCTTTATGTTCAATTTTGAACCTACAAAGTGAGTCAAGTAGTAACTCGGTTAGGTCGTGTGGTAATTGAAGACAATCTGCGATTGCCTTTCCACATGCCTCTGAGTATATTGTGTAGAAATTATCTGTGGCGGCTTCATAGTCGCCGGAGATATATGTCTCCCAATGTCCTCTGATAGGCCCTAAGAAGTTGTTGATTAGATCTTCTGTCACCGGTTCTCCTATGAGTTTAAATGTAGGGTGTTGTCTCATCTTTCTGTGTATCATCTTTTGTAATGTCTGCAGCGTGAAGCTTCTCGCTGGCTGACTCTTTGTGATTACTCTCACCTTTAAGGCTTCGGGTAAACCGACCATCTCTGCTAAGTTCTCCTCTTCATGAGCGCGCAATCTTGCACGATTCCATAAAGTCTTGAACCTTGCTTTGAGGTCTTCTTGCCTGAGATCCGGTTTCCATCCCTCATCAATAACAGTTGTGCCGTCTTCTTTGGAATATACGGGCTCATCAAAACCTCTTCCTTCTTCGTCAAAAACCTGAATAAATTTATTCGGTATTGGCTCTGATCGGAAGATTGGATTGATTTGTGTCCGTAGTTTTCCTTCGACGACAGCTGTATCTATTGTTTTGAGTATGGCCCCTTCATCCGATTCTATCGGACCTCCGGGTGTCCTGAGATCTGTGAGTAAATCACTGTATTGGTCCATCAATGCCCCTATCGACCCCAGACCACTTCGTGAACTGATGTAGTTCGCTGATGTGGATGGCATATAAGGTCCGAAGTTTTCTGTGAATTTCTGCTTTCCGATCACTTCTGTGACGGTTCTGTAGATCTCTCTAACTGCAATTTCTTGTGTCAAAATTTCTTCTCCCGGAAAACCTGAAAAGGTTAGGGTGGGTGGATTATGACCGGATTTGTAATAGAGTTCTTCTTCAGATGTAAGCGATTTCACTCCAACTTCTTTAGACTCTTCTTCAACAGGCCAGGTTCTGGCGACTGTTGTGCGTCGATGTGTGGGCTTCTTGATTATGGGACGATCAATTTCAAACAATGATGATAGTTCAGCGTATATATCCTCTGGTTCTAATAGTCTAGATTGTGTGATGTGTGCTTCCTTCGGTGGTTCTACTGCTGATGTTAGCGTTGTGAAAGTTTTGTCAAGAGCCTTACTGACATCTTCTTTCCCCGGTCGAGGGCTTCCCTTCTTAACCCCGACCAATATGGTTGATAGAAATCCATAGAAAGTTTGCTTGTTGAACTTTTCTAGTCTATTCATCTCATGACTGATCCATCGTCCTGTCCCACCACACATTAGTGTGTGAGTCAGTTCGACGGCGGCGAAAGGTTTCGCTGGGACTGTATTGTCCGTCATTGTTGAGAAGAATGAGGCTAATTTCCATTTAACAACCTTCATCCATCCACAGTCTTCTGCTAATTTGTTCCAATGTTTTTGTGTATTTGTGATGTCTCTTAAGACTTTGGGTAGTCGCCTTCGGGTGACTCGATACCCATAGAGAGCTGCAGCTATAACGATATCGACCAATACGTTTCCGATTGGGTCTGTCGCTAATGCAGAGAGTTCTGAGAGTAGTGTTCTAATAGTGATTCCGCCTGAGTTTTCACCTTCGCCCGCTTGTGCGGGCTCTTGGTGGGAGCTTTGGCTACCATGGGTAGTTATCGTCAATGACATAACTGCGCGCAGACAACAATTTCAAATATTCGTATTTAAGTTGTAG